GTATTTTCCAACGTTGTTTATATTGTGTATCAATAAATCCTTTCTTATAATCATTATCATCACCGTAAGCAACGTCTAATACCTGATCCAAAGGATTAATCAACGCTTTCAAGTAATACATATAATCAATATTAATATACTCTTTATGTTTTATCAAATATTCAGCACTTTCAAGTTTTTCATATTGTTTACCCGTATGATTATCTGGATCACATACTACATATTCTAATCTTGTACCCGCATCAACACGTTGTCCACGTCTACGCATTCTCTCAGCTAACTGTACTTGTGCAGGTAAACAAGACAAATAATACTCATCTTCTGTATTAACACCTTTTTTAATTAACTGTTCTTCACGCTCTTTTTTATCAATTTATAAAATTGGTACTGTATAATCACCAACTTTAGCTTTCTTAATACCTTTCTCATTCACAAAAGGTTCAACCATTAATCCACCACTATCTCCCACAGATTTTGTAACAATAAAATCATTCACCGGCTTTACACCCGAACACATTTCATTAATTTCATTAATAACATAATACAATATATCATCTCTAGAAACATCATCAGCAATCTTACTAATTACACTCTCATAAATATCTCTAATAAATTTACTATTATCACGACGTGCCAATAAAACACCCTTCTTACCTATTTTCTTATCTACTATACCATCTCGTAAACACTTACGATACATATAACGCTTTTTTGACAAAATAAAGAAAAAAGCATAAATTTCTTCCTCAAACTCAAGTTCTATCGGCTTCGGAAACAACTTTGTTACCTCACTTGCTACATAAAGAGCATGGTCCCACGTCTCCTGAGCAGTTTTTAAATGAGGAAAATGAATATAATTACTATTATGTACTACCATCTGTCCCACACCCGCAGCAAAATGATGATTACTTGTTTCTATATCATAAATATATTCATCCTCTTCAACTTCATAAGGTTCTATCTTCTTAACAGCATTAGGAGCATACCTAAACTTCTGATTAGGTGTAGAACCAGTAAGTTTATAAGTATCTGGTTTATCACCACGAGTATTAATACTAACTTGATAACCAATACTCCTCAACAGAAAAAATAATCCAGCAGAACCAATCTCTCCTTTATTTGTAATAGTCAATGCTGGATCTTTCTTAGATCCATCACCAGCATAATATCCCATAAAAAACGCTTCACGAATAGAATATGGAGCATTTAATACAATATCAGGAACCTTTTTATACTTTCTATTATCATAAAATAATTCTCTATATTTTTCCACAAATTCTTTGATTGTACCTCTATGTTCTTTACATAAATCTTTGTTAATGCAAGGTACTAATTTATTAGCGCTTGATGATTTGATAGTATCTAAAATCTTAAAGCTTAAATATGGTTCTTCATCTAGTAAAATATTCATACATCTTTCCAATAGTAAATTATCTTTTTTGCTAATAGCCCAACTATGTTTTATAGAACCACCTTTTTGTGTATAGGAACCACAAGAACCATCTGCGAAAAATACACCCCATACAAAAGCTAATTCTGCTGATAAATCTTTATAAATATCATCAGATATTACATATTCTCTAATTTTTTCAGCTGTAAGATTATTTGGATATACTGGTTCTTTTGGAGTATCATCTGGTAAAGGTAATTCAGAAATACATAGTTTATCTTTTATTTTTAAATCTTCTGGTGTAACACTTTCTAAAGTGTCACGAAGTAGTGAATGTTCATTTGAACAACATACAACACCTACATGAGTTAATACGCGACTAACAGGTTTTTTAATACCACAACGAACAACATTCACGATATCTGTAAAACCTTGGTCGCTCCATATTTTATATCCTTCTTTACATTTAGATATCTCTTTATTAGCATTAATACGAGACCAGTTACCATCTGACAACTCATCCACTGTTTTATAATAAATCTCTTTACCTTTCAAAATCAACACCGGTGTATATGGCGACACACAATCCGTATCACCATACACTAGTTCACCTCCAAATTTTTCAGGAATAGTTTTTGCGACAACTTCGATGTTAGTACGGCCCATATACGTTGTACACATTGCACCAGGCATAAAGGGAAGATATCCACGTCGTACACCCATGGCACCATACATCGAATTTGCACTGACTTTAAAAGCAAGTTGTCTTTTATCTAGAACGTCTAATAGTGTTTTTTGAGTATTAATTAATTGTGTATTGTCTGTACCATTATCTTCAGTATCTTTATTTAAACGTTCAATTTCTTGTTTACATTTTTTCATATCTACTTTACGTGTGTGTTTACGGGCATCTAAACAGTTTTGAATTACTGTGGGTAGTACACCACGAGGTTCTTTTAAGAAACGATATTTGCGATGAGCACACATAGGATGTTTAGTAATAGTTTTAGTTAATTCTGAACGTTCCTCAATGTATGGTTTTAGTTCCTCATTTTTAGTATTAATTTCATCCATAATTTCTTTTTTACGTAGTTTGTCTTTTATGGAGTTACGTTTTTCTCGTAATTTTTTGAGTTCTTCTTTTTCAGCATCAATATATTTATTAAGATGCAACTTACGAATAACTTTAGGATCGTGTTCACATCCAAGATGGTCGGACCATTCCATAACATGGCACATACTATCTGGAATATCAGAACCTGATGGAACCCAAGTATGATAATCAATGTTATACGCAATAATAGTTGTTGGATATAGCGATGCAAAATCAAATGGAACAACCATTTTATATCTACCTGGAATAGGAGGAAAAACTTTAGCACCCACATAGCGTTCATTTTCTGAGACTTCATAAGCATCTTTTTCCACAACAATATCCTCATACATACAATATTTATAAAGCTGACTAAATACTTTAATTTGTTGTCCTTGTGTATATAAAGTAAATATAGGTACATTACAAACTGTAGCCATTTCTGTTAATCCAACCCAAGTTTTTAGTTTCTCCATAAGACGAACTACTAAAATACTGTCTTGTACACAATATTTTCCAACGATTGCCATTGCACGTTGTGATATAATACTATATTCATTATTTTTGTCTTTTTTAATACCAATACGATAACACTTGAAGATACCTTTAGCTGTCAAAGGATCTTTTGTTTCGCCAATAAAATATTCTGAGATAGTTTTAAGTTTATAATTATTAAATTTGAAATCACGTTTAACTAAAGGTAAAAGATCAACATAAACACGGCCTTCTGCATCTAAGAATTCGAATTCTTGATTTTTGTAAGCAGAAGAAGACCATTTAATAATACGTTCTTTAGCATGAGCGAATTTATGGAAGCCTTGTTTATCGAATTCATATATACACATATTTATTTTAGCTCTAGCAATCATATATGGAATATCGAAGCCTAATATATTGTACCCAACAATAATGTTAGGATTTTCCTCTCTAATAAATGTAGTAAAACCTTCTAATAATTGAGCTTCTGTATCAAACATTTGTACAAGAACGTCTTCACCCACAATATCTTGGTCAGGTTGTCCCAATGTAAGTAAATATTTTTCATAATCATCAGGATTATCACCATCTCGTGCTATCACACAAGAGATTTGAAATACTTTATCACCCATTTTTTCAGCTTTAGGCATAGCAGAAGGATTGGTAGAATTAACTTCAATATCAAATCCCATTATTTTAGGTTTTGCTACACCATCACGTTCTTCTGGAAATACATGTTGCCATTTAACTTTAAATTCCTGATCACATAACGTAATTTTATCATATTTAGGTACTTCTTTACCGTGAAATTTAATCCAACCAGCTGTTGGAATGTTTCGACAACAAGTAAGTTGTAAAATAGGATCAGCATCTGTTTCGTGAACTTTAAATTTTAAGCTACCCAATCCAACAATATGTAAATTATGTTTAAGTTTATAACAAAGAGTTTTGATATCATTACGATTAGAAAATGTACAATATAGGTACGGGAATACTTTTCTTTCTTTTTTATTATCTAAATAAGCGCCGTATAGCTTTTTTTTCCACGCTAGCTTACACGAGATAGGCTTTTTATTACCTAAAAGTTCATTAATTTTGTTCATAAGTAATTGACCGTTTGATAAATTCCAAGATTTTTCTGGTGGGAGTTCTATGTAAACAAAAGGATTAAAATCATCTATTCTGAGACAAATATTCTTATTTTTATCATTCAGGCCGTAAACACGTATAGAAGTAACTTCAGTTTCTTCTTCATCTATGTGCCAGCTGTAGGGGAAAAATATGCTTGTTTGCATTTGATTTATTTTTGTTTTAAAAATAAATCATTAAATTCATTTTTATATTAATTATTTCTTTTTTGAGTTAAATAATATACTGCAAAAGTTATTAATAATAATATGATAATAATCATAAATAATATAAGATATTTATTTGTGTTATTGGTTTTATTAGAAATATTGGTATGACCCATGTTTAATGTATCGGATAATTTAGGATCATTAACAAAATTATGTTTAATTAGGGGTAAATAAGTAATTGC